GGTTCTATCTGCCTCAAATGCTTGTTGAGCTTGAGCAAATGCAGCTTGATCTCCTCTGGCTTGTATATCTTGTAACTGCTGGCCTAAATTTCTTTCTCTTTCTGCCTGAAGGACTCCTTCTCTATATCCACCAAATCCTCCAGCAGCAGCAGCTTGCTGACCTATTTCTGCTGCTTGCGTATCAGATGCTCTTTTCGCTTCTCTTTTTTGCACATCTGTAACTAATTGCTGATAAGGGTTCATGTAACTTTGAATTGTTGCAGGATCAGCTATAGTCCCAGCTTGAAATCCAGGCCCAAAATTAGCTTGACCAGTGTATTGAGCTTGGACGTCTCCTGCCGTGTAACTCGGATCAAATTGACCAGCTTGATAGCCAGCAGTCCTTTGATCAGCAGTAAATCCTTGAGCCAAGTCACCAGCCGTATAATCTGACGTTACATCGCCAGCGGTATAACCAGAAAATTGCGCCTGAGGAGTAAAGCCTTGAGCTATATTCATCCCTAGATTAGAAGGCTGAAACCCAATCTGTGTAGCTATATCGCTAGCGGACCTGATTTGTTGTGGAGCGCCAGCACCAGCCATCTCTGCAATACCCTGCATGGCAGTGGTTTCAAAAGGATTAAATTCAGCCAGCCTTTGACCCGGAAAAGCCTCGTATGGACGAGTGCTTTCATATACGGTCCTGCCAAGCATCTCCTCATAAAAAGGCCTAGCATACTCAGGCAGATTAGTCTGAGTTACTGTGCTTTCGGTTTCCTGTACACCACCGCCACCACCGCCTTTACTCATCTCTTAGACTCCTTTCATATACAACATATGATCTTTCAAACTCATCTTGTTGCAACCACTTCCAAAAACCCATTCTGGCGGTTGCCTCTATACCATCACAATTATTATCTCTGGCCCAGTCAGTTAGCTTTTCTAACATTTCCCAAACCCAAAACTTAAATTTGTCTCCACCTAAAAATTGAATAGCCAACATCTTTTTGCCCGGATAGGCTATAAGCTCTGTGGTGCCAACGCCATCTATGTTGTTGTCTTTATCAAAAGCAAGCCACAACTGTTGATTATTGTTTTCTAGAGAATAGTAAAGAGCTTCCATTTCCCATCTGCCTTTTGATCTCGCAACAGCTTTTGCTAAATGAGGCTCTATGTCTTTCCAAAGGGTTTTTACAAAGTTGCTAGGAACTAAAGTAATGGTGTGGGTAATATCCCTAGGTGCGTTCTTTTTAGTTACCTTAGGCTCCCTAGATATGTCTCTAATACGAGTGTGATCAAATGTAAGTAGGTTGCTCACGCTTTATCTGGCTCCTAAAGGCTCTGGTTGCTCCATGGTGCCTGTTTTTTCCATTCTGATGGCATCAATCATCTGGTCAAACCTTTCGGCTCCTGCGTCCGTAGAGCCATCTCCAGTAGCAGAAACAACATCTGCTGGTATTATGTACTCACCGGGTGAAACAGCTACACGCTGCTGATCCCCAATCATTCCCGGAACCTGATCATCCATGCCTCCGCCCTCTCCTTCGATCAAACCCTCTGTTTGAGCGCCGGGAACAACAGAACGCAAAGCTTGGTTCCTTAGCATTTGGAAAGCCTCAGTTCCATACTCATCAATAAATCTACTAATTACGACCTCTGCATCTTCTTCTGGCAATCTGCCAAGAACAGCCATGATCGTTTGATTTATTAACGGATCTACTGAGGTGCTTCCTCCAGCAGCCATAGGCCTCGCTTCAAAGTCATATATGTCCGTGTAATCAGTAGTTCTTGCAGCAGGATCTCTGGATATAAACTGCTCAACACCCTCTGTAGTTAAATCAGCTTGAAACTGATCTAACATTCCATCTGTGAGGATACCTCTTCCAGCAAGCTCTCCTAAACCAAAGCGTAAGTTTTCAAAGAAATCATCAGGCACATCGCCGGGATCAAACCTTGGGCCAGCATCAGGGTCATATGGCTCTGTTTCCTTAGTTTTTTCTCTGAAGTACATTATTTCTGGATCTATTCCGGGCCTGTAGCCTTTTAATTCTTCTGGAGATATAACCTCTGGACCTCTTAACTGAGCTTGTCTCATAGCAGCGGCCGCAGGACCAAGCCTTACTGCTGAAGAAGCAGCAGATCCAAATGGCATATTTGCCATCAAATCCTCGAACCTTTGATAATTAGCTGTTTCTTCTTGAGCCTTACTTTCCTCTTTTTCTTTTTGTTCTGTTTTTACTTTCCTTCCCATTCTCATGCCCATAGGCTGTTGCATGCCTAGCATTTGTGCTTCTGCTAGAGATCTTTGATAATTCTGAGGGTTTAGAGACACAACTCCACCACCCTGATATCCAGCTCCAGACATATCCAAACCATAGTCAGCACCAATCTGCGCTAAAGAACCAGACAATATACCTTCGTATTTTTCTTTATCTCTTCTCTTTTCTTCTTCTAATCTTCTTCCTAACGCCTCCGACTGCTCTTGCATGTCTATCTGACCTTGAAGACCAGAGCCAACAGCTACAGGAATTAGTGTTGATTTGTCTAGTGCGCTAGACCCTAAAGCTTTCAAACCTTCTTTTGATCCAAGGACATTCCTTATACCAACATCTTTAGCAGCTTCCATCGCAGCAGTTTCTGCTGCCTTTGCTGTTGCTTGTTGAGATATTAAATCTTGAAGGGGTTGGTTTGACTTAAACGCTTCTTGCAGAGTCTGAGTGCCACCCTGCTCTACTGCTTGTAGTGCAGCTTGCTTTTGAGCAGCTTCAACTGCGCTTGTTGCTGCTGATGCAGCCTCTGCCGCCTCAGGAACTCCAGCCACTGCTTCTTTCGCAGCCCCAAGAGCAGATCCTACCCCATATCCGGTAAGGCCAGATACAAGTCCTTTTTTGAGGTCTCCCGTTAATGCTGTTGTAGCGAGACCAGATCCTATTGCGCCAGCCAGAGCGGCATTACCACCCAAAGCTGTCAACGCACCAATACCTGTGGCTGTTCCTAGGCCAGTCAAAGCTGCTGGAGCCGCCATACTTGCAAGCATAGGAATTAAAAAAGCAAAAGCTTCAGGCTGACCAGTCACAGGGTTAGTGGTAAGACCGCCTGGGGTCAAAGACGCTATACCCTCTACCTCGATAGGGTTCATGTGAACAAGCATGCTGTCGCCATATCTGCCGTAGCTAGCTAATTCTTCTGCTTTGCCTTGCAAAGGAGCTTGCTGATTATAATTCATTAACTTGTCTCCACCCCGAATAGGTTAAAACTAACATTTGCTGCACTTGCATAGACCTTCACTACGTCTGTTTGAGCAAGGCATATGCCTATTACTACTGTTCTACTTGTCGTTGCAGCCAGATCTTCATCAAAAAATATAAACTGTTTGTCATCCGCTCCAGCACCAGCAACGTGAATGCTCACCCGAAACGTAATACCAGAGCCGCCTCTATTGCAGATCACAAGTGAGCTGACAGTTGTTTGTGTCAGATTGGGAACCGTGTAAAGAGTAGTGGTCGTGGTTGCTGATACATCAGCTTGACCTAAAACCTTTATTACGTCTGTCACGAAGCACCCATAAGGAGAAACTGGAACCTTCTCATAGCCAAAGATCCCTCTTTGTCTCCTTGCGTTTTGGCTAATATCACATCGTTTTCTATCTGATCCATAGCCAATTCTATCGTTCTTCTGTTTATTGCCTCTGCCCTAGCATCATATTCTGGAGTTGGAACAGGTAACGGCGTTGTTCTTGTTTGTGTGCTCATCTTCTTCCATCCGGCCTAATATCAAACCTCAAATCACCCAGCCTCCAGCCATAACCAAGGCCGCTGCTTTCTACTCTTACTATAGGATGCCTAGCTCTTGCTCTTACATGGCTCTGTGTTGAGCTGTTAGTGATTGTAGACGTAGACAAAGTGCTTGAAGACTGCAACGGGAAATCCTTACCTTTTAGCGTCATAGATATTGATGCGTCACCAGTAGCGCCACTAAACGCAAAGTCAGGTATTATCCTACTAATTAGCATAAACCTTTCGCCATCCTGTATTTCTAGGTCTCCGCTTTCCACAAAAGCCGTCATAGCAGATCCATCGTCATCAAATCCGTTCTCATGGTAATACAGGTAATTATTGTTACTTGTGGTAACAACAGATGTAGCCATAGGAAAGTTTTGCGTTCCAACGCCTTGCCAAGCTGCCCTTTCTAATGTTCCAACAGACCAGAGATTCTCAGCATAGTTGTAGCTAACGTAATTAGTTATTTCTGTGTTCCCTTCACCTACCGGATAGAACCACATAACTTCTGAGAATGCGTTGTTTTCTGCCGCAAAAACTTTAAATGCCTGACTAAGATTAATATTAGAAAACACAAACTCTTTCACAGAGCAAGGCAGGGGCTGGACAGATCCGTTATAAACGTAAAATCCACCCTTATCCATAAAGTAAACAGATCCTCGCGCATTTACCGCAGCATTAGGGCTAATCATTGATATATCAGTGCTTACTGTCTGTATCTGGAATGTAAAAGGCGCTCCAACAAACCTCATCGAGTGAAGACTTACATCTGTGAAAACCAGTATTTCTTGTCTTCCCTGAACGGCTCCAATTATCTGTGAACCAGAGTTTATCCTGATACCTCCAGCAGTATTCGTTGCTGTGGGAGTCCAGTCAGTGGCGTTACCTTGATCAGAAAATCTAATAAACAAAGGATCTATTTGGCTTGATCCAATAGGGTTAACGCCGAAAGCTATGACATGCTGATCTATATCACTGGTCATAACCTGTAACGCAATGGTTGGCTGATCCGATCCGCTCAGACTAGTAATATTTACCGCCCTCGCCCCAGTGCCTGATGATTCGTCCCAGAAAAATATGCCACCGCCTCTGGCATTAAACAATAAATCTTCACCAAAATTATCTTGGCTAAACAAACGAAGCTGTCCAGCAGCCGATATGCTGCTAGCACTGCCCCATGCAGACATACCCCAAGCTCCAGCACCCCAGCCAGTGCCTTCCAAGAAGTCATTTAACCCTGTATTAATCTGATAAGCACCAACTGTAGAACTACCACCATTGCCCGTATCACTACTATTCGCTGTTACTGTAGTGCCGCTCGTGTCCTTAGCTGTAAACTCGTAAGTATTTACCGTTGGTACAGCAGTAATTTGATATTCTTGATTCAAAACAGCGGCGGTTACGTTGCCGCCTAAAGAAGCTGCGCTAGAGAATGTAACAAAATCATTTACTACAGCTCCATGAGATGTGTCTGTAGCAGTGATTGTGCTTGATCCGTCAGTAGCAGCAAATGTTACATCACCAGCGGATGTTGTTGACCTAATCGGAGTTACATCGTTAAAGCTGTTCCCCTCAACAACATAAAACTTTAGATTAGTTCCAAGACCTATGTATCTAATGGACTCTAATGAAGCCCAGTCATGTATTGAACGACAAACTCCTAAAAACGATGTTTCAGAATATTTAACCCAGCCACCTATCTTTTCTGGTCTTCCTTGTCTAAACCTTATTTTGTCTGCGTCGAACCACCCAGCGTCAGCAGAATATTCTGTGCCTTCTTTGTTTACACCGGGAGCAAACTTGACTTTGTTAAGAGGCATGCTTAACGCCTACCCCCAGCACCTCTTCTGCCTCTCCTCTTCTTGGGCTGCTGCTTTTTCCTTGTCTTAGGTTTTTTCTCTATTTTTTGAGTTTTTGGCTTTGGAGGTGTTTTTGGTTTTTCTGCTCTGAAAAGCGCACCTAGTGCTCCAGGCTCTAAAGCGCCAAGTGCTTGCGCTGGACTAAGCGGTGGAGCGACTGGTGGTGGAGCGACTGGTGGCGGCGGCGGTGGTGGCATTGGCGGCCTAACCACAGGTGGTGGTGGAGGCGGGATCATTCCCGCATTTATGGCTGTATTAATTGGCCCTCTAGTAAGAACACCGGGAGTGGCTGCCGCAACTTGAATAGGTGATATCGCTGGCTCTGCCATCACCTCTCCTCTTCTAGGCATCAAAGATTCTATTCCTGAGTCAGGAACAAATTGTGTCCCTATACCTGGTGGTATACCAGAACTAATTGGGACTAAAGGACCAGGGTCAGTCGGAGGTCTTGCTGGCCCCATAGTTGATCCAGAAAACAGTCCTGCTGGAGTAGAAGCGTTGGTTTCTGCTAAAGCCTCTTCATAACCCGGATCACCCGGACGCAAAATAGATTTACCCGGCATTCCTGTCCCAGCCTCAGTAACAGAAGCTTCTGCTGCTTCAACATTCACTGGAGGCACAAACGGTATAAAATCCCCACCCGGCATCATTGAAGGCTCACCCGGATTAATTACAGTGCCTGTTGATGGGAGAACACCGCCCGGACCACCTTTGTCTCCACCAATGCCGGTTGATGGCCTTATAGATGCGGCAATCTCCTCTCTAGTAGGGATAGCAATCTCACCAGAAGCAATCTTAGCAGCAGCTTCAGCAGCAGCCTCTGCGTCAGCTTCGGCCTTGAGCTTGGCATCCATTTCTGCCTTAATGGCTTTTTGTTCTGCAATTTTTTCTGCCTCAGCAGCAGCAGCTTCTGCATCAGCTTTAGCCTTTGCCTCCGCTTCCGCAGCGGCGGCTTGTTCTTGTGCAATTCTTTCTGCTTCAGCGGCAGCAGCAGCTTGTTCAGCGGCTATCCTAGCAGCCTCTTGTTCTTGAGCTATTCTTGCAGCTTCGGCAGCAGCAGCCTGTTCAGCAGCTATACGATCTGCTTCTGCTTTTGCAGCAGCTTCAGCAGCGGCCTTTTGAGCAGCAGCTTGAGCCTCTGCCTGTCTTAATAATTCTGCCTGATTCGCTCTGTAATCAGATGCTGCTTGAGTTACATCACTAGCAGTGAATGTTTGAAACGCACCTCCTGTAAACGGATTGGTTCCTGCAAGAGCATTTGTTGATACAGGCATTTGTGGGGTTAAAAAAGCGCCAGCTTGAGGGGCCATCATTGGATTCATTCCACCAAGAAGAGATCCTATACCAGACGGAACGCCATAATTAGGATTCCTGGATAAAGCTGGCATGCCCTGCATTTGTCCGTACCCAAAAGGAACTGGTGCAGGAGTGAAATTAGGGAGAGGGTTATTAGGATCTCCGTTTGCCATCTACACATCCTCCCAAGGCTTGCCCTCGAAAAGCAAAGCCTCTGCTTCCCTTCTTCTTATAAGACCATCCAATACTTTACCGCCAGCCATATTCCAGCGTTTTATCTGTTCTGGAACACCTTGATAATTGCCATCATTCAAAACTTTTAGCAAAGTGCTAGAAGATAAAGATCCCCAACCCAAGTTAAATGTCCAAGCAACCAGCGCATCGAACTGATTCTGACTAAGATCAACTTCAACTAGTCTAGAAACTGCACCCTCAAAGCTTTCCAGATCATCCTTTAAATACTGCTCTGCTTCCTCAGAAGTGCATGTATCACCTTCTTTTACATCCTTTGTATGACCATAACCTATCGTGTGAACGCCACCAGAGCACACATATGATGAAAGCTCGCAGCCCTCAAACTTTTTTATTAAAGCTATGCCTTCTTCGCTAGTTTTCATTTGTGTTTCCTTCTTTTCTGGAACCGCTGTAAATATGTTTATTTGTGGAATACAGAATAATTTAGTTAATCTTCTGTAGCCGCTCCACATGCTCACTTTTCTCTACTAACACCTTTAACCTTCTCATAGCTCCTCATCGCACCGATACCCAACATGCCCATCATTACAGGCACAAGAAGAGTAGTGTCCACCTCAGGCACATCAATCCATATGCCTAAAATGTTTGCTACGATTACATTGTAAAAAAGACCCAACGCACACACCCAACCGATACAGGGACGCCACCCGGACACAAACACACTGTGATGCGCTGCCTCTACCTTATTTACCTCTAACTGACCCTTGGCGAGTTCTTGAGCGTGTCGCTCTGCCATCGTCGCAATCTCATGCGCCAGGGCGTTTTTCTGGTCTTTATCCTCTATTACCTTATCTAATATCTTAGTAGCTGGCTCTATTAATGAATTAAGTATGCTCATATTAGTGACGCTGTTAACTGTGAAACCAACAATAACAAACAAAACAAAGAAATAGCGCACACAATAAGCATCATTCCTGGCCACTTAGAGTTCACTATTACACCGTAACCAATATATGCTGCCCCGTTACCTTAGGGGTTGTGTGACTAAGCTGACCACTTTTATATGTGTACACCTTGGCATCGTACACTGTGGTAATGATCTCTTGTTTTGCGTTTGTCTCCCTGCCTTGCATACGCTCCATATCTATTTTTTGGATCTGATGCTTAGGCACTGGCTGCACAGCGTTCACGCTGTTTGGAAATGGTGGTATTTCACTCATCTTCTTTCTTCCTGACCGGATCTCTAAATATATATTTACCTTTTCCAGCTTCTGCTGAAGGGATTAAACGCACCTCACAATACCCGTCAAACTTGTTGGTCTTACTGCGTAACCAGTTATGAGTATGAACACTTTGATGAACCAGCGCATCACGATATTCTAGGCAGCTAGTTAGTTCTTGAAAATATAGCTCTGTGCCAGTTGGCACTCCACCAGGCGTAAGCAACACTAATACGAAGATCATCAGCGTCATAGTCTGCGCTTCTTCTTCAAGGCCTGGGTTCTTTCTGCTTGAGGCGCAACAAGCTCCCATGTCAACACATCTACATCAACTTGGTGGGCAGTGCCTAACACTCTTGGCATTGAGTTTCTCACGTAGATCATTGCCCCATACCCGCACTGTTGATGATTAAACTTTAACCAATCCTTTGCGACCTCATGGCGTTTTGCCGGTGGGTTTACAAGCTTGAGTTTGTTCCACTCTCTAAGATCGCAGAACCGATCAGGATTCTCTGGGTCGTAGTCTAATCTTATTGCTTTTGAAGCATTATCTGAATCAGTTGCGCCAGCTTCTCGTCTGTCGCCTTCAGTGTTTCCTGCTGCTGACTCAGGCTGTCCACCACCGCCTTTATCTGCGTCTGATTGACTGCTGACAGTTGGCCGTTGGCTACTGCCTGTTCCGCTGTCTTTTTTACAGCTTGCTCAATCCTTTGAACCTCTGCATCTGTAGCCTCTGCTCTTGCTTGCATAGATCCCCATGCAATAGCTCCAGACAATGCGGCGGCAGCTATTGGCAACGCCCATGTCGGAACTTTTATAGTGTTTGCATCACTCATACTAAGCTCCTAAAAACTGGGGAACCAAAAGACTCCCTATAATTAAAATAATAACGCCCCACAACATTCGCTCGATACGATCAAACCTTCTTGATCCATCAGCTAATCTTTCTTCAATTCTTTCATAGCGAAGAGCACACTCTCTTTCATGTGTGTTTATCTCTTGCAAAGCTTCTTCTGCCTTATCCACTACTAGGCTTTATCTTTTGCTTTGCCAATAGTTAAGGACATATATTCTATTACTGGGTATATGTATTTACCCATAAACGCATCGTCTTTAGGAGTTGGCGTAGCAGCCGTCACTGCACTCGCTATAGTGACAATCGTAGTAACAAGAGTCCATATTTCCATTAGATCCATTACTGCACAACCTCTTTTTCTTCTTCAACAGCTTTAACAGAGTTCTTGAGATCCATTTCTCTTTTAGCAATCGCGAGTTGAAGGTCATGGGCATCCTCCTGCAAACCAGCTATCTGATTCATCGTGTTTTCAAATCTTGCTTTGAGATTCTGTAGCCTAACAATCTGTCGGTGTTCTTCTGGCTTGAGGTCTTCTATCTTGTATTCTTCGCCAAAGATGGTTACTACAGGTGTTTCTTCAGTGCTTTGTTCCGTCATCTGCTATTCTCCAAACATTTAAATTAGCTGCTACTGTTCTTCGCTCTCCGTCCCCCTTGAATGGGTACACACTATGTTGTAACCAGGAAGGAAACATAAAAAACTTACCAACTTCGGGTTTCATAATCACCATCTGAGGTGGGCGTAATCGCTCTGTATCCATCAACGAACCTTGTCCGTATTGAAATGTGATACATCCATCCGAATGACCGCTAGAATTATACAACCCATATTCGCTTGTGCCAGAGGTCGGCTGATCTAATATCTGTTGTGGCACTTTAGTCCAGCACGTACAACTGATACCCATAAGAGTTTTGGTGCCGTGATCATGCACCGGGTTGTAATCACCCGCATAACTATGCACAGACCAGCACTCATCGGTTTCTACAATGCGGTTTTCGTTGAAGGGGTTAACCGTAGAACCGGCAAAGTTTTTAACGTAATCAGCACCCATACATTGAATTAGCTCGTTGAACTCTTGAATCTTTGGATGCGTGTGATCCATTGTCAGTTGTTCGCCGTTGCCGATCTGACCAACCAACGTGCCAGCATGAGATACCCGGTCTTCTTGATTTAGAAGATCATCCAAGTACTCGTTGAGATCGTTGACCATCTCATCAGACAGCATCGCCTCCATCAGAAATACCGATGGTAATGAGTGCATTTTATATTCTTGTCTGACTTCGGGCATTAGTGTCTCCTCACCACAAATGACTGAAAACTATTATCGGCAATATCACTAATACTACCAATAACAATTCTACCATCTATGCGCTTGGATCGTAGTCTTCTGCTTTCTTTATCGCAGCGTCAATCGCAGTGAAGTCTTCTGACCCCCAATCGCCTAACGCTTTCTGATAAGACATATATCCAGCACTACGCATAACACGTTCTTTTTTTTCCTCTTTGGTCATGTCCTTGCAGAACTCATCATCGTCATCAAGACAATTATCAATTACGGAAATACTTCCGGTCATCGCTGCGAATGCTGCTGCTTTCTCTTCGTCTGTGCGTTCTACTGCTTCCTCTGCCATTTTCTATCCTCCTGATTTGAGTGTTTCTATTTCAGCCGAAAGTTCTTGGATTGCTTTGACTAGCATGGGGATAAGGGCTGTCTCTGCGATTTCTTGTGAACTATCGGGTCTTTCGTCCCAAAGTTTAAAACCATCAGCTATCCCCGAAGCAGCGTCAATAGCAGTTTTTACTTCTTGAGCTATAAAACCGTGTTGGGTTTTGTCTGACTTATAGACCTCAGATGAACCCTCTTCATATGCTCTGAACGTATCTGGTAATTCGCCTTTGGTTTTGTAGTTAAAGGTTCGTGGCTTTAGTGCATTTATAAAAGACAATCCAACAGTAGAGTCTGTTATATCTTTTTTATACCTTTCATCAGAAACAGTAGCCCAACTAGCAACGCCATGCGCTGCTCTAATATCACTACTACCATTTCCTAAAGTAGTAAAATCTGCTGCTCCTGATACGTTGTAGCCAAGTACAATAGCGTTATCAGAACTATTCGCTGACGTATCAGAAAAAGCTCCCACTATGACGTTGTTTGATCCAGTGGATAAATTTATATCGTGTGATCCAGCATCATGCCCTATCAAAGTATTACTACGTCCAGTGGTGACACCAACTCCTGCTTGATCGCCAACAGCCACGTTATACATTTCTTGTGCGGTAGCTGGGTTCTGCACAGCTAAAGAACTATTACCGATAGCGATGGATTTACTACCAATTTGATTACCTTCTAAAGCAGACAAACCCATAGCTACATTGTTGCTACCCGTTGTGGTTAAGTATCCCGCAAGACCGCCTACAAAATTATTACGAATACCCGTGGATATAGTAAATCCTGCTGCATACCCCACACTTACATTGTAAGTATCAGTAGCCGTAGTAAAGTTTTGATTAAATAATGCAGTACGCCCAACAGCTACTGACCTACTACCTAGCGTATCACTACCTAATGCGTCCTCTCCTACTGCCACATTGTGGTCTGCATCAGTAAGGGCGTCTCCTGCAAGACCTCCTACGATGGTGTTGAAGACCCCCGTGGTAATATTTCTCGCAGCAGAGGCACCCACGCCTACATTGTAAGCATTTGTTGTAGTGGTATGGTTGAGATTTTGGAGCGCAAGATTTCCGACAGCAGTGTTCTGAGCACTTTTTGTGCTTTCAGAAAATGAGGCATAACCCACTGCCACGTTACCTTCAGCAGTAGTTAAGGCATCCCCACATTGAGCGCCGATCAGGGTATTGTTAAGTCCCGTGGTAATTTCTTTACCAGCGTGATACCCCACGGCTACATTGTATGTATGGGTTGATGTAGCGGGGTTTTGATCTTGTAGAGCTAATCGTCCTATCGCTACAGCACCACTACCAATTGTGTTGTTTTGTAAGGCTAGTGAACCAACAACCGTGTTGTCATCACCTGTGGTATTGCTTTCTGCTGCTTGCCTACCAATGGCTGTAAGACCATCACCGCCCGTGTTGTCTGTCCCTGCTTTGAAACCTACTACTGTATTTTGACTTGCTCCATCTGCTTGAGCAGACAAGGCTAAATACCCAACCGCCGTATTTTGACTAGATGTTGTTAGAGCATCTCCCGCGAGTCCACCTATGAGCGTGTTTGAGTCTCCCGTGGTGACTGACACACCAGCTTGATGCCCAACCGCCACATTATAAACATCAGTGGCCGTTGAGAAGTTTTGGGTAGCTAAAGCTTGCACACCTATCGCAACGCTTTTGCTTCCTAACGTGTCTGTTCCTAAAGCGTTAGTTCCTAAAACTACGTTATGATCAGCATCCGTCAATTCATCGCCAGCAGCATATCCGATGAGGGTGTTTAGAATACCCGTAGTAATTTGCTCGCCAGCCTGATACCCCACCGCAACATTGTGAGTAGATGTTTGCGTAGTAAAGTTTTGATTAAAGAGAGCACCCGTGCCTATCGCAACAGAGTCACTACCCTGAGTGTCACTTGACAAGGCATTCATACCCACCGCCGTGTTTTCATCAGCGTCAGTAAGTGCGTCTCCAGCACCTGATCCGATTAACACGTTGCTGATCCCCGTGGAGACAAACAGACCAGCGTTAAACCCAACCGCCGTGTTGTGAGAATCTGTAGCAGTGCTAAAGTTTTGAGATCCTAATGCTTGATTACCTACCGCAGTGCTTTTGCTTCCTAGCGTGTCGGCCGGTAGAGCGTTGGTTCCCACTGCGACATTAAAATCCGCATCGGTTAAGTTAGCACCAGCACCATATCCAATTAGAGCGTTCTGTGTTCCTGTAGTAACATCTAAACCTGCGTTATAACCGACTGCTACGTTGTACGAGATAGTAGATGTAGAGAAGTTTTGAGTCGCTAAAGCTCCCTGCCCAATAGCAGTTGTCTGATATCCCGCAGTGTCAGCACCTAAAGCACTAGCACCAACGGCTACGTTATTATTGGAAGCTTGTAGTGCATCTCCAGCAAGTCCACCTATGAGGGTGTTTGATGTCCCCGTGGTGACTGAACCACCTGCGTTGAACCCTGCTGCCACGTTATAAGAATCAGTATTTGTAGTGAAATTTTGACTTCCTAGTGCAGCATAACCAAGGGCAACAGACAGATCGCCTTTCGTATCTGATCCTAAAGCATTACGCCCAAGAGCCGTGTTTCCTTCTCCAGTATTTAACGCATCTCCAGCACCACCACCGATGAGGGTGTTAAGAGTTCCCGTAGTGACTTGTTGACCAGCAAAATAACCAACGGCTACATTGAAAGTATTAGTAGCGGTTGTAAAATTTTGACTTTGTAAAGCATTTGCCCCAACAGCAACAGATTGACCACCTTTTGTATCAGACAATAACGCCGCTTTACCGATTGCTACGTTATGTGATGCTGTATCTAAAGCCTGTAACGCCGTGTAACCCAACGCAGTATTTTCATCCCCGGTTGTGATTGCTGTGCCAGCATTCGTTCCAACCAAGACGTTATAATTACCACCCGATTGAATACTGTCACCGGCAGTAGCTCCTATACGAACATTATCTGTGCCAGCGGATGCAGTGATAATATCTGCGCCATCAGCGAATGTTACGTCTGCCGCAAAATTAGCAGTGCCGTCTACGTCAATAACATCTAGGTTAGCTGTCCCATTGACATCAATAGAACCTTCAAGATCTATGTCGCCATTTACTGTGAGATCATCAGTTAAGGTCAGGTCATCTTCTACAGTAAGATCAACTACATTTAGGTGAGCAAACGCATCAACCATCGCAGCACCAGAACCAGCACCGTCTGAGTAGATAGCTTTGGTCTGACCATTAGGAATCGTGATACTCGCACCAGAACCTTGGCTGATAACTATGTTTTGAGAGCCACTCGTTGCGTTCTCAATGAACCAGAGCTTAGAGACTGTGTTAGGTCCAATCGTGATTGTGCAAGCAGAGTCGAGTGTGCCTGTATATTTTAGGAATATGGCCCTACCCGCATCAGCAGATCCGTCTGCTATAGTTGTGGTATGCGTATCAGCGTTAGTCGTAATCGCTTCTGTGCCAAAACCAAAAGCATCCGCAATAAGTTGTAAATTTGTATTTGTACTATTTCCCCAGGTTCCTGCCTCGTCACCTGTGGCAATTTCTTTTAAGCGTAAATCATTAGTATAAACAGCCATAAGTTACCTTTTCCTAGTTTTAGCTTTAGGTTTTTTCATAGAAGACAGATGCTTTTTCAAAGTGTCAGCTTGCTTCTTGTGAGTCTTAGATGCTTTCTCTAACCCTTTAATTACTTTCTTTACTTTGCGAACCATCAGGCTACCTCTTTCCAATCCGGTGTTTGTGTATCACTAACTGATGTCCAGCTAGGTGTTTGTGCGTCATCAACATCAACCCAGTTAGGAGTCTGTGAATCATCAACAAGACCCCATACATTTACGAATCCAATTTGTCCTGTGCCGCTGACTCCAGTTGGCTCGACGTTTGCGTCTGGGATGATTGAAACAACCCCGACTGCTCCATTCCCCTGTACACCCGTGACATCAATCGTTTGAGATGTACTAGTAGTGACTGAACCAACAGCACCAGTCCCTTCCACGCCAGTAGGGGTAATTGATGCGCCAGCAGTAACGGATACCGAACCGACTGAATTAGTAGCACTAACCCCAGTAACAGGAGCGTTGGCCCCAGCAGTAGCAGTGACAGAACCCACACCACCAGTTGCTGAAACACCTGTGGTAGTGACGTTAGCCGCACCCGCGACTGTAACGCTGCCAGCGGCTGAAGTGCCAGCAACACCAGTAGGACTGACATCCGCAGCGGCGGTAACAGAAACTGATCCCACAGATCCTGTTGCAGATACGCCGGTGACTGAGGTGGTCGCTTCCGCGATGACCGATACAGACCCGATAGCACCCGTACCCTCGACACCAGTTGGCGTAACGTTAGCTGTTCCCGTAGCAGATACAGATCCAACAGACCCTGTCGCAGATACTCCTGTAACTGGCGCATTGGCTCCCGCCGCAACCGTGACCGATCCGACAGCAGATGTTCCTGCCACGCCTGTGACAGATAGCGTTGCCGTCCCAGTGACCGTAACCGAACCGATTGATCCAGTTGCAGATACACCTGTGACAGTGACTGGGACATCTTCATTCCACGGGCCTTCGCCCCAAGTGCCTCTGCCCCATCCATTAACAATCGCCACACTCTACTTCCTGTGTCTAGCGGTCTTCTTCGCTATCTTTTTGGGCTGCTTGGAGTGCTGCTTTCCTTTCTTTGTGTCTGCTCTTTTCTTTCTGGATGTAGCAGCATATTCCGCATCTGATAAAGCCTGTCTAGCCTTCTTCGGGAGATACCTTTCACCTGTCGCCTTTTTTCCTTGTGTTGACGGCTTGCCTGACTTGGTACCCCAATCTTGCTTAGTCCACTTCTTTAGAGACTTTTGTGATTTTTTTAAAGCCATTACTTGCCTTGTTTTTTCCTTATAGCTTCTTTGCCCTTCCTGGCTATTTCTGCTTGCTTAGGTTTCTTTGCAACTTTTGCTCTCTGCTCTAGAACAGTCAATATTTGTATCTTCCTAGCGAAAGGCTTTTTAATTCTTTTGACTTTAGCAACCGTATCTCTTGCATCCTGCACAGTAGCAAACTTTATAGGGACTGTATCTTTAGGGTTCTCGTCTGTATACAACCTCCTACCGGAACCTTTTGGCTTCTTGCCCGTACCAACTTTCGGGTCTTTAGGCATTAGCTCTTATATCCACCACCAGCTTTTTTGTACTGAGAAGCTAACATTTGAGCTTTTCTAGCACTCCACTGACCCGGCTTTCCACCCTTTCCACCAGCTTTAATTTTGTTAAAAAGTTTCTTTCTCATCCCAGGCTTAGTGTAATTTCCAGCCTCGTTGACGCGAGACTTGGGCTTTTTAGTCTTGCCGCCCTTCTTCATAACAACAGGTTTTTTTACAACTTTTTTAACAACCCGCTTAACTGGCTTTTTAGCTGCTGGCATACTAGGCAATCCTTATAATCGCATTAGAAGCATCTGCTGTTGGGAACTGAACCGTAAAGTCTCCAGCGGTGCTGGTCTTATCTCCACCAAACGCCAACGCACACACTGCTTTGTTAGAAGCACTGCTGTTATAGATTAGTGCTCCATTCGCCGTAATTGTTGCGCTGGAAAAGGTAAGATCTGAGAAGTCGCATAGAGCAGTCGTTCCAGATGTCGTAGGAGTTACTGAGGTCAGGTTTGAACCCCCACTTGTATAGCCTGTGCCACTAACTTCGTTGGTTGTAGCAAATGCCGTGGTGCTTGCGCCTAAAGATGCACTGCTCGTAAACAACGCAAGTTTAAAAGTGTTACCCGTGGTAGCAGTAAAGTTGTGAGTTCCAACAAGTATTTCCTGCTTAAACGAGGTACACATAGCTGTCGATATAGCCACTATAGTCTCCTTATAATATTAGCCATCTCTTGTTGGCCTTGTTTCTCTAACTCCGCTATCAAGGTTGTGCGGTCACTCTTGATTGCCTCTTTCATGTAATATGAAATCTGTTCCAGAACCGCATCCTTAAATGCCTCTGCTTGTTGGGCAATAATTGGATGACAATTACCGCCTATGCTTACTATTCTTTTTGTTGCTTGTTCTGCCCAAAAATCTGGGTCATGGCCTATATTCTCAGTCGTAGCAACGCTTACAGCTCCAACCTCAAAAGATGAAAAACCAGACATCATCTAGCCACCCTAACAGCGCCAGCTCGATAGCTGTCCGTGGTGTTGTACCCTTCACCAAGAACTCTTAAATCGTTCAGTGCTGACTCGTACCTAGCGTTGTAAGCTTGCATCATGTCAGGCTCACTCTTCAAAAATGTTGAAGCCTCGACTAAACATCCATACAAAAGCGCACTTTCTGCGTTTGTACCCAGCCAACTCGTACCACTAGAAGCAACAGTTATTGACTCTGGCTTGTAAAAATAATGCAGCTCACTCGTTAAATTACCATTTGGAGTTGGACCTAATATAAAAGTGTTAGCATCAAACAAACTGTAATATTTGGGTATGCCAGTCGTAGAGGAAGAAGGATATGCCTCTCTTATAAAGTTTACGTCTTTTTGTATCAGGTATTCATAACCACTGTTGTCTATAGCTATAGAATAAACAGCCAAAAAATCAGAAGGCGTAGATAAATATTCGTTCCCGCTTGTAGTTGTGCCAGTTACGTTTTTTCTAAAATCAGGAAGTTGTACAGACTTTAATATCCTGTTTTCTGCTTGTGTAATTATTAACGATAAATTATTTACGAAAGTTGTTTCTGTATTTTCTGTGTAGTCCTGTATGGCTGTCTTTAAAGTAGTAAATGTAAATGCCATCAGCTTATAACCACCCTTGCTATACCGACTTGACCCTGCATAAAAACCGCATCGTTACCCACAGGATCGAACCCTGACAACGCTCTGCTTGCCTCAAGAGCCTGATCAGGCCTAGGATTTCTCAAAGCCTGAGGGTCATTCACCTTAACCCTTCCAAGCTGCAACTGAGGCTGATCAGGACTTAAAACGTCCTTACCGACAAGCAAACCAGTTGGTCTACCATTCTTTATCTGTGGCTTGAGATCTTTTAGTGGGTATCTAAATCCGGTTAGATCACAGAAACCATAAGCATGTTTGCCACTCGCATAACTCAAAATCTATATCCTCCAGGTGCAACAAACAAAGAAGCCTTCTCTCTTGCTGAATCAGCAGCCATTCTCCACTGCTCTTCGTAGTCAGCTTTCAAAGACTCCATTCTGCCAGCAGCGGCTGGGAACTTTAAACTTAGCTGGAACGCCAAACCTGATATCAGACAAGGCAGAAATCTTGCTGGAACATCCATGTTGTTACTTGCAGGAGTGCCAGAATCTTCTATCCTTTCCATGTAGTAGTAACCAAAAATATAAGTCTCTTGGTCATCCGGTGTAGGCCACAAGTTTATCGTTATATTATCTGGGGTTCTCTCGACATAGTACTCTAAAGGTTTTGACCTGGTTAGCTTGTTAGATAAATGAGAATACTGACTGACAGATATCCTGCTCATACTCTGATCAAACTGTTTATCAGTATCTCCAGAGTCGGTCCTCAAAAAGCCTTCTACAATATCAAATATCTTTCCATCTAAAGCGTATGTGTTTGTTCCAGCAGTCAACGTCTGTGTGCCAAACTTAACAGTCCAAAGGTTTAACCCTCTGTTCTGCCACTCAAGCATTAAAAGATCTATGCTTCTTCTGGCAGTCTTGTAGTCATATCCGCTACGCAGCTCCAACCCAGCCCTGGCAAAAGCTTCCTCCATTGCATCAGAAAGATCTAGATTAAAAGCATGTGTTCCGCTTGTAGCCATTATCTCTTCCTTCTTTTCTTAGAAAGCCCAGCTTCAGACAGTGCTATTGCTATAGCTTGCTTTTTGTTTTTAACCTTTTTGCCAGAGCCGCCAGACTTCAACTTGCCTGATTTAAACTCTTTCATAACCTTTTTTACTTTAGCTTGCTTGCGCTTTGCTGGCCCAGATGATGTTTGCTTTTTTTGTTGCGCTCTGCTGATAGCCATCAGGACTTACCAAACTTTTGTTTTTGAGATTTAGGTGGAGACTTCTTGCTTCCACCTTTGCCAGCCCAAAAAACCTTGTTTGCCCAATAGGCTGCACTGGTAGGCCCCTTTTTTATATTCTTGGCATGTCTGGCCTTGAAGCTCTTACGAGCCTCTGCGCTATAGTTGTGGCCCATCTTTTGATCGCCAAAACGAATAATCTTCATTTTGCTGCCATCTCTAACAGCAACTACAGCCTTCTTTGTTGGATGCTTAGGGGTTCTTTTTGGTTTATTAAGACCAGATAGACCAACCTTTTTTAATCTGTTTTTCTCTGCGTCTGTTAAACTCATTTTTTCCTAGCCCTGTTTTTAGACCTAGACTCAACGCGAAGGTTGCTCCTTCTGTTGTTGCGGGTGTTCCCATCTTTGTGGTGGACATCTTTCTTATCCCCCTTGGAAACAGCCCCAGAAGAAGCCATTTTCCTTCTAGCCGCATTTCTGCCAGCCCGTCTTTTTTTCTCTTCTGGCTTCGAGTGGAACTTCTTGTATTCTCTTTTATAGTTCCTAGCCATAGAGATTATTTTTTGGGCGCTGCCTTTTTGGGTGCAGCTTTCTTAGCTGGAGCTTTCTTCTCTTCTGGGGCAATGTCTTTCAACGCAGCCTCAGCGTCTGCCTTAACAAACACATCACCAGAAATAGCGACATACTCACCATCTTCGTTTTTACTACCAATCTGATAAGCATCTTCGCCAGTTTTGCCGAATACTCCACTAACAAATATTTCAAGCTTTGCCATTAGTACACCTTCCTAACTTGCATGATTATGTTGTACACATCACCATTGGAGTGACCTATCGTGGTAAATAAAACATCACCAGTGGTTCCGCTTGGCTTAGAGTCAGGTATACCTGTGAAATCAGAGAAATCCAAAGTATCTGACCAATCGGCATTCAATTGCCACGCCATAACGTCCGTAGAGGCATCAAACAAAATCCTTACACTCATACCTATAGTTGAGTAGTAAATTTTTTGAATTGTAACTCCAGTGCATGATGCACCAGTCATGGGGTCTTTTGACAAAGCAGAAACATCAATCTTTGCAACAGCGGATTCACCAGTACCGTCACTTACATTTGTAAACCTAAAGATAGCTGTTGAAGGGCCATCCTGTATGGTTTGTGTAGTTACTGCATCAGCCATGATTCACTCCTTTAGGATGCTGCGTCAAACCCTGTAATTTCAATTAAGAAACGTCCAGCGGTATAAGTTGCATCGCCAGTGCCTTGGCTAACCAGGTACAAATACTGATCAGCAGCTATATCTCCACCAGCAACAACAGTGCCAGCAGAAGCCGCTCCAGCGTTGATTATTTGAGTTTCTGTTAAATCACCAATAGCGGTATCGTTAACACCCGTTCCTTCTGTAGCAGAGAACAGGTCAATATCTGTGCTGCCTCCAGCAGGAGTCTCAACACAAGTCATCGTTACGCCAAATACTGTGCCTTGGTTTGCTGTGGTAACCCTACCGATAAACGCAACGCCATCACCGTCTTTACCGATAATGTCTCCCGCAGTACCACCGTCCTTCAAGCCTGTCAGGTCAATCATAATGGTTGACTTAACAATGTTTACGTTGGTGTCTACATCGCTTTTCAGTCGAGTAACCTGAGTAACATAAACAGCGGCAGTGCCTTCAATACCAGCACTCGCGGTTGCTTCTGTTGCCCACTTGTCACCAGAGGTGACTGTTATAGCGCCAGTCGTAGCGTTCTTAGAGACTTGTTGAAAACCATTCTCTGAACGGACTGGACCCGAAAAAGTAGTTTTAGCCATGCTTTTCTCCTGTCTTGGCTAGTGTCTATGTTCCATGTGAAACACAGTCAGGATAAAAAAAAGAGCTACCCCAGATTTCTGAGGTAGCCCTGTTAATGGAACTAGCTTGTTCCTGGCGAACCATATATTGACAATGGATCACTTACTCCAAACGAGTAACGCTCACGAGCTTTATATCTCACGTTACCAGTATCGAAGTCACCATCCATGCTGGTTTCCAGCGCAGTTCTCTCGAAGTGCTTCATACCGTTAGGTATGTCAGTCCTCAAGAAGAAAGCATTGGTATCAGTCAGGTAGTGGTTGACCGCATATCCGCCGGGGATTGCTCCCATGTTACGGATTGCGTTGATGTCGTTGTCAGCCGTAGAAACCCTTTGTGCGGTCTCTAACAGTCTTTCTGCCGTAAACATCAAAGCGGGAGGAACGATCAACGAAGTTGGTCGAGCAGCAATCAAAAGACCACGCTCATCCGTGAAGGCTGCAATCTCGATGATTGCGTTCTCCAAAGACGTTTCGTTCAAATCCGCAGCCGTAGACGGACGGTTTGCATTCGTGCCGCCATTTACAAGCGGGTGAGATGCGTTAAACAATGTCACACCATCTCCAGATTGGAATGTGGTGAAACCGTTGTTTAAGAGGTTAGCCGCTTTGACTTGCTTAGTGTAAGCCATCGCTCTGGCAAGAGCTTTGGTATAACGTGCAGACAATGAGTCATACAAATTATCTTCCATCGCTTCTTCCGTAATCGCAAATCCCATCGCAATGGTTTCGTGATTATATCTTGCCGTGAAGGTCTCTTGAGCTGAATCATAAGTGATTGCAGAACCTTCGTTTTTAACAGGCGCTGCCCCAAATCCCGACAGTTTTACCTCTTCTTCAAAGCTACGATCAGAGCTTTCTGTCTCATAAATGAGAGTGTGCTCATCTTCGTACTTTTCATACTCCAAACCAAATAAGGCGTTAAGCCCAGGCAGGAGTTCTTTAAGCATTTGCGCTCTAGAAATTGCCATTTCTTAATCCCCCTTATACGCCAGTGGTGTTTGTGTACTGGTGGCCCACGTTAAAGAAAACGAGAGCATCAGTAAACGCATCACCAACTGTGCTGCTTGGCCCCTCAACGAACTCGATGATTCGCATTGGAAGCGTGTTAGTCGTAGCGCCAGTGTCTCCTAGGGAGTTCTTGCTACGTCCGATTGAAGTAGAACCGCCAGTCTGTACAACAGCAATGTTATTACCTAGCTCTGTCTGAGACAAAACGCCAGATGACTGCATCTGCATGACCACATTAGGGTCATCCACAACATAAGCCATTATGTCGCTAGCAGCAGTGCTTGCTGGGAACTGTTGGTTGAAAGTTAACTGACTCGTGCTTGGGTCAGTATAGGAGCACCCAACGAATACACCTACTGGTGTAAGCGAAGAAGTACCCGTGTCTTTTTCTACTGTGCCTGTGCTAACAAGCTTGACGAAATCGCCGTAGAAAATGCCGGTGCCGTAACCAGACGCTATTTTAATGTGACGAACTTTACCTGTGTAAGAGCCACTAGCACTTAGCGTATTAACTGGTTCTGCACCCATAGGGGTTGCAACGGTTGCCATATCGGCCTCCTTTAGTTAACAACTAACCCCTTGCCAGAGATTAGTCCTTGCCAAATGAAGATACCCGTGAGCGTCTCTCTGGTTCTAGGAGAGGCATACGGGGATCGTTTTCGCGCATGAAGTTATTGTCTACAGACATCATCTGGTTTTCAGCTATCTCACCAAAGTGTTTTTCTCTAGCTTTCATCTTGCCTTCTGGGGCCTTGCATAAAAGCAGTCCTCCGACTTCGATGTTGCCTTCAAATTGACTGCCCATGTCTGAAGCTAGCTTTAGCTCAGGATGGTCTTCTGCTCTCACAGGCTCCCAACCCTCTCTAAACATTCTTGAAACATGTGCATTGTCAGATTCACCTTGAAGCTTTGTCTTAACCCACCTAAAAACGTAACCGTCTTGAGGTTCCGGGTCAGGCAAAATAGATGCTGGAATCCATGAATCATCAGGTCTAGCAAACTCTTCTCGCGTTTCCGAGTTTCTTGGTGTGCGCTCTTCAGTCATCAATTTCTCTCCTTTAAGAGTTGTTTTGCGTACTGTTCATTGGTAAGTCCAAGTCGCTTGGCGAGAGCGATCTGGCTGGGCGCTAGCCGTACTTTGCGCGGTTTGGCTCCATTATTTCTTGTTTGGGGAGCCACCACCGACGAGGGCTGACTGACAGTCACGGGTGCGTTACGCCCATATGTATCGCTTTCATCCTGCCAATCAAATTCTGGAAATCTTTGTCTTAGCGCAGTATCAACCGCAGCAAAATATTCTGGGCTGTTTGGTGCAACTCCTTGCTTCATAAGCCTAGAGTGCGCTCCATACGCTAAACTAGTCATCTCTTCGTAACCTTCCTGCATAAACCAGGGATTCTTTTCAGACCATTTCTGCGCCTCTGGATGAACCGTAACCTGTTGTTGCGGCTGCTGAGGCTGCTGCTGGAACTGATCTTGAGCTGGCTGCTGCGCTTGCGGTTGTTGTTGAGCTGTTCTGGCAAGGTTGTTCTCATACTTTTCTGCCTCTGACAGTTCTGTCTGAGCCTTGATGAGCTTTTCCTGTGCCGCTACGACATTATCAGTGTCGCCTTCTTCGTAAGCCTTTCGATACATTTCTTTTGCAGTATCGTAGCTTAACTTGGCCTTATCTTTTATTTGGCCTATAAGAGCAGTTTCTCCCCTGTTTATCAGGGATTCATACTCTTTATTCTTCTCTGTTACTTGCTGTGCATATCTCACAGCCTCTTCGCGCATCTTTTCCGCCTCTTCCCTGCGTCTGCGCTCTTCATGCTGATCATAACGAAGCTTGTTTATGCGCTTCTGAACTTTTTCGCTATAGCTAGAAAGCTCTTCTTCGCTTATGTCTTCGCTGACAGTTTCGTTTTTTGGTGGCCTTCTGTCTTCCTCAGGCCTGTCATCAACAAGCTCTATCTCAAAATCAGAGTCTTGACCGCTATCTGGTTGAGAGTCATTTGAACCTATTGTTGTTTTTACGCCAAAAAACTTATCTTCGGATGAGGTTTCCTCGAACTCCATTGTTTCTTGTGCTTCACTCATACCTTAACTATCCCCCTTGGATCTTCAACGACTGCTTCTACGCTATCGTCGTTTATTAAACGAAACTCTTTGCCGTGAACCTTGAACCGGGTTCCCGAATAAGATCTCATTAATATCCAATCGCCCTCTTTGCATGACGGCCCAGAAGGGAATCGCTGTGGGTCTTTGTAACAGTCTGGCCCTAATTCTATGACCATACCCACAATAGAACCTATTTCTTCATTGTGCAGCGTTTCAGTGGCTTTTAATATGCCGCCTTCCGTCTTTGCCTCAGGCTCTGGCAAAGCTATGAGGATTTTATAGCCCTTTGGTGTGGGCAGTTGCTTTGCCTTCCTGGAATTGTCATCCTGATCTTCAGGTAACTCTTCCGTCTTTTGTGCTAATGATTGACTCATTAGTTTCTCCTGCACTGGAAAAAAGCGTCCAGAGTCGCTTGCACCGCTTATGCGGAGTAATCTTTTTCTAGCTTTTCCTTCATATCCAAAAGCTCACGCTCTGCTAGAGCAAGTCCTTCTATGATTCCGCAGCACTTACTATAGTCTGCGTAATCTTTACATGCTCCACCGCACAGATGATCACTATAGTCGTTCATCTTCTCGCGTATAGCTTTCTTCAAATAATCGAAACTATTTACTGATGATACACTATTCATCAAGCATGTCTTTAGCTATTTCCTGTCCAATTCTAAAGCCCTCTATCTGATCCTTAGAGGCTATTTTTCTTTCTTCTAACTGCTGCTTGGAATTATCCTGAGCTATATCCACGGCTATCTTGGCTTGGGCGATACGCTCTTGTTGATTCATTCTCTCTCTTTGTAGTTGAGAGTTATCAACTGCTTTCTGCATATCTAGCTGTATCTTAGCCATATCTTTTTGAGCTTTAGCCTGAGCTTCTAACTCTTTGATTTGCAACTCTTTTTGCTGCATTTGTATTACAGGATCTTGCATCTGCTGCTGATTTATCTGCTGTTGAGCTTCTCTTTGATTCTTTCCTAACAACTGCTCTGCCGCCGCTGCGACCAATCTTGATATCCTCAGCTCGATGTCTTCTGGCAAAGGTTCTCCTGGTGGAGGTAGTTGTACGCCAAGCTCTTTCTCTATCTCCATTCTGTACTTGAATGCCAGATGTTCTTGTATGTGGGCTGCCATTGCGTTGAATGCCTTCTGTGCATTCGGACTCTTGCTCATAATCTCTAGTATCTTTGGATCTTGAACAAAAGACATGTGTACTTTTATGTGTGCATCGTGATCCTGGTAGATATAAGCCCTGATTGGCTTGCCGTTTAACAGCTCCATGTTCTCTGAGACCGGATCTGTCGGCGGTATCTCGTCTTCTAGGGGTACGATCTTGTCTGCATCCCGTATATTGAGTATTTCCAGCATCTGCCTGTGCAAAAGCTGCATGTCATACATCTCTGGAGCCTGTGCAGCTAGCTGTAGAGCCGCCTGATACTGCATAATCCTCTGCGCCATCGTCCCAGCGTTAGGATCACTAACAGGAACTATGTCAACTCGTTCATCAAAGTCCTGAGAAGTCATTTCTTGACCGTCTTCCTCGTAAGGATAGGCCTCTGGACCAAAATCACGCACAATATTCGACAAAAGACGCAGTTCATCCCTCATAGATGAGTGTAATCGCGCCTGAACGGCGCTCATAACCTTCATTGACCGCTCTAATATCGCTAAAGTTGTGCCAACAGGCGCTTCTGCGTTCATATCTGCCGCTTTTACGTCAGCAGCAGAGGCAAAACGCCGCCCTTCTTCCACAATATCGCCCAAAAGTTGATATAAAACAGTGCTAGGCTCTTTGTAAGGCAAGAAACTGATGTTATCTCTTATCGCACCACCCGGAACGTCCACATCTCTGAACTCTCCGGGCATGATTGGGGTGTCATCACCCTTAATTCTTAGTCCTCTTGCCTTCAAACCGCCCGGAAGGTTGGCTAATGTTCCCGCATCGACTAGTTGTCTAAGCAAAGAGGTCGCTGATTTGGCTAATCCACCAATCATGTGGATCAATCCGAACCCGTAGAACCCTAAACCTGGCATATATTGGTAGTGAACGAAGTGTTGGCGCTTCATTTTACGCTCATCGTTCTCATACCAGTTGCGCCTGATGGCTAAAACCTCTCTTGAGCCAAGATCTATGCTTACGACATAGGGTAACTGCACCCCTGTTGGCTCTCCGTTCTGCACATCCTCGAATCCGATAAGGTCTAAATCGACCATCATCTCTAAAATAGTGTGTCTATTGTCCGAATCGTAGGTGGCGTTATCGCCTGTCAGCTCGTTATACTTGTCTTTTATCCTGTCAGTGGAGGAATAATCGCCAGATCCACCGCTAGAAACATCAACATCTGTATAAAAACCAGCAACTTGCAGCTTTCTTATCTCGTTGCTGCTCTTCTTCATCACATGCGTAGCTCTTTCGCACGTTGCTAGGTCCGATGCGCCGTAACTGACAACAAAATCTTCTGCTGGGACAAACATACTGCATGGTCTACCCATGCTTGGATCGTAATACACCTTACGAAATGCAGATCCAGCAAGAGGGAGAGAGAACAACATGCGCTCTGTCTCCGTTCTGTACTCTGTCATTTTCTCAGTCAGCAGGTAATTTAGATAATCTTCTACCCTATTTGCCTGTTTTTCTTTTTCGTCAGTTATTTTTCCAACGATACTGGTCTTTACAGGACCGGATGCAGGGAATAGTTCCTGTATCGCTTGTGACTGAAAGCGTATGACTGATTCTGTAAGCAGTGGATGGAACACTCCACAGGCTCCATCCCAAGGCATAGTGCGATCTTCATGCTTGAGACCTAGTAGATCCAACCCCTCTATGTAGGATCTTTCCCAATCAGCACGACTCTCTTTGTCAGAGTGATACGCAGATACAAGATCACTAGCAATGACGTTTAGCTCTTTGTCTTCAACAAACTCAGCCAGGTTTGCATCATGCGGTATTTGACCGCCAAACATATCCTGTTCGTCAAAATCGAATATAGTCTCCCCACCTGCCTCTACTGAAACGGACTCTGGGTTAACTATTTCGATCTCTACAGCGCCCTCTGATTCATCACCAGGTTGCGCCATAGGCGTTGCTAGCGTCCTATCGACAGCCATCTATCCGTTCTTCCTAAACATCTGAGGCCTAGCAGCACCCGAACCTCTGGCTATTGTCACTTTGCCACCTCCAGACATTCCATAATCTTTCTTTAACTGCTTCTTGGTTTCTTTTTCAAGATCAAACCTTTCTGTCATGCTTTTTAGCTTTTGTTCTGCCCTATCAGCAGATTTTCTAGTTCTATTAAGCCTTTTGACTTGATCCTTACGGAGCTTAGATTCCACCGCCCTTTCCGCCTTTGGTAGACATCTTGGACTTCATAACCTTGCCGCCCTTGAAGTAGCCCTTGGATTTAGGAACTGCGCCTCCAGCAGCCATCTTGCCTTCTCCGTCAGCAGCAAAAAACGGAACCATCTTTCCGTCTTTCTCAACCATTTCTAACTTACCGCCGCCTTTATAACCTGGAGGCATTTTCTTTTTGCCGCCCATAGCCCCACCTTTTGTGGACATTTTAGACTTCATCTGAATCTCCTACATATAAGTTATCGAACACCTGATTCACATCTAACGTGTAATCCAGATCTGATTTGCTGTAATGAATATGTTGCGAAGGCCTGAAGTCAGGCGCTCCTTCGCCTGTTTCAAACCACGCTGGATGAGTTACCCTAACACGGTTGTTTGGCAAAGCCACAATATTCCCGGTCCAGCGCCCTGCGTCTAACAGCTCCATAACATGAGACTGTTTATGCTGTGCTGGATCGTCTGCTATCTCATTGTCTGTGTAGTCTACCGTGAAATAGTATTTCGCCGGGTAGAACGCCCCATCTATCTTAGCAAGCCAAGGACACGGGGTTGCCCTGTCTAGGACATAGACACTGTGCGTCCTTGAGCTGCAATCCCACGGTTGTGCAGCCCATACAGGCATAGGCTCAGGCCATTCTTCAAACGGCGTATCGCCCACTAATCCTGTTATC